CTGCTGCTGAACGATATCGACCAGCGCGACAAGCCATTCCTGACCGGCATGCGGACGCCCGAGGGCTTCTTTGGTTTTCGTGGCGGCATTCAGGCGGCTATTGCGCGAGGCCTGGCCTATGCCCCCCACGCCGATATGATCTGGTGCGAAACTTCGGAGCCTAACCTTGCCGAGGCGCGCCGCTTCGCGGAAGCGATCCATGCCCGCTACCCGGGCAAGCTACTCGCCTATAACTGCTCTCCTTCCTTCCATTGGAAGAAGAAGCTGGATGACACGACCATCGCCAAGTTTCAGAGGGAGTTGGCGGCCATGGGCTATAAGTTCCAGTTTGTCACTCTGGCCGGCTTCCATGCTCTGAACTTGAGCATGTTCCAGTTAGCGAAAGACTATGCCGCAAGCGGGATGGCGGCTTACTCCAAGCTGCAGGAGATGGAGTTTGCGAGCGCGCAGGAGGACGGCTATTCTGCGATCAAGCATCAGACATTCGTGGGCACGGGTTACTTCGACGAGGTCGCGCAGACGATCTCCGGCGGAAAATCCTCCACCACGGCGCTAAAAGGCTCGACCGAAGAAGCGCAATTCGCCTTTGTCCCCGGCGGCAAATGCGCGGCTGGCGAAATGCCCCCTTGCGGCATGGAAGGCCAGTGCTGATGGAGGGCGGGCTTTAGCCCGCTCGGGGCTTGAGCCCCGCTCTTCGGCGTGGCTACTTTTTCAGCTCTTCCGCCGGGATGACCGGCAGCAGCACGTGAGACGGGTGCCGTTGGTCGTGGTACACCACCTGGCGGGCGGACACGAACTTCGTTTCCGTCTCATTATGTCCGCCGGTGTTCAGGTTGCGCGAAAACATCGGGAAAACCGCGGAAGCGACTTCGACCCGCAGCCGGGCGCCTGCCGGAATCGTGATGCCCGTCTGCCAGAGGTCGAGCTTGTATTCGTAGATCTGGCCGGGTTTGAGCAGTTCCGGCTTCTTCACACTGTCGCGAAACCGCGCCCGCAGCTTCCCTGAGGCCAGTGAGAAGGTTTTGCCATCCTTCTCGATTTCCACGAGACTTACGAACCAGTCTGTGTCCCGCGCCGAGGAAGATGCGTAAATGGTCGCGGAAACCGGGCCCGCGAAGGTCAAAGGCGTGCGCAACTCCTCGGTCTGATAGACGAGGATATCCTGGCGCGAGGCAGTGACTTTCTCGTGGTGCGCCTCCGCCTCGCTCTTCTTCTCATCCGCCGATCTGACCTGCTTGTCTTGCTCCTCAGTCGTTTCGTAGAAATCGGGGTCGGGAGTCGGATCGCCCGGGTCGTACACGTACTTGTCCGGGGGCGTGCTGGCGGGCGGCTCCTCGAAAGCGAGGCGCCCGTCGCCCTTCGAAGTGTTCGCCTTGCCGGCGCCGGAGAAGTATAACTTCGTGAACTTCGTCTCCGGTAGCGGATAACTCTTACCGTGCAGCCATTGGTTAGCGCCCATCACGAAGATACTGACTAACGGCTCCTTCGTGATCCCATTATCGACGCCTTTCAGCCAATAGTCGAACCAGCGCAGATAGTCGCGCTGGAGGTCGATGATGGCTTGCGGACCGAAATCGTGATCGCCAAACTTGCGCGCCGCAGTGTCGGTGTGTCCCCACGGGCCGATGGTGAGTTTCTGGTTGGGGTGTCCGTATTCTTTCATTTGCAGGTAATTCAGCTTGGTGCCAATCCCGTCGCCATCGAACCAGCCAGACTGGTGGAAGGCCGGGATGTTCACGTCCTTCAACTTGTTGAGAAAATCCGCCTGCGCCCACCAGTCGTCATCCACGGGGTGCTCGATCCACTTGCGCCAGTAAGGATTCGCTTTGCCGAGCACGGCTTTGTCCAGATCGATCACCGGCAGCGCGCGCAGCATTTGTCCGTACTTCTTCTCGCCGATCTTGCTGAGGGCTACACCCGACAAGTCGCCGGTGGCCTTGGATTCCAGGACGTCCGCCCACCAGATGGCGCCGAAAATGAAAAACGCGCCGTGCTCGTAAGGGATGTTGTAGAAAGGGTCCGGCGGCGACACGTTCGGAATGATGGTCACCAGGTGGGGCGGGCGCTGGCTGGCCGCCCACCACTGCACCCAGCCGACGTAGGACCCGCCGATCATGCCGACCTTGCCGTTCGACCACGGCTGCGCGGCCAGCCACTCGATGGTGTCGTAGCCGTCCTTCGGCTCATTGATGAATGGCTCCCACACGCCTTCCGATCCGAAGCGGCCGCGACAGTCTTGTATGGCGACGGCGTAGCCGCGGCGGGCGTAATAGCGCCCTTGAATCTCAATCATTTCCTTTTTATAAGGAGTGCGGATCAGAATCACGGGCGCCTTACCTTCGATCTGCGGCAGGTAGATGTCAGTTGCCAGCTTCACGCCGTCGCGCATCGGGATCTTCGTGGCGGCTTCCACTTTCACTTCGAACTTCGGCTGCGAAATCAGCGGATCGGAGACTGGCTCTTTGCGCAGCGCCTCATACCCCTCGCGGATGTAGGCGGCGTGTTGGGCGGGTATTTCACCGAGATAGATGCGGCCATCCGCATCCGTCCAGAGAGTGATATCGATGCCGGCCAGCGAGTAAGTGTAGCGGAGGAAAGTCAGATCCTTGCTCCCCACGGCGCGCTCGACCTGGTCCTTGAATTCGAGCGATGCATCCATGGCCACGCCCGGCAGGATAATCAACGGGAAGGGCTGCTTGCCGCCTTTCGCGCGGTCGTAGAGGCGCACGGCCTGGCTCATCAATGCCGGCCCGTAATTGTCGAATAGGCGTGCGCCGGGCTTCACGTCGAACGTGGTGGTCTTATCCTTCAACGTGCGGCGAGCGGTGGCGCCTTCGCGGACGCACGTGGTCGTGCCCGTCGGCGCGGCGGCCGTGATCTGGGTCCAGATCCCGTCGGGATCTACCGTGACCGAAGTTGTGACGGTCACGCTCTGGCCCGCCATTGCGAGGGTGGCATCGTTGTGGTAGGAGCCGCCGGGCTGCCACTTGGCCTTGATTGTGCCGATGCGGTCTTCATTCACGTACAGATAAAAGGTGGCATCCTCGCCGGGCCCTTTGAGAGATGCGGGCTGGCTGGGCGCGGGGCCAGGCTGGGCCCAAACCGCCGCCGCAGCTAGCGTGGCGAGCAACAAGCAGGAGAAGCGATATGGTTGCGTCATGCGAATCGGACTCCACAGTCTGTGTTATCACACGGTGCGGCCCCGCGCTCAGGGTTATCATAGGTGGGATGAACAGGCAACAGGCGTTGGAGATCCTCCACGAATTCACGAAGTCGGAAAACCTGCGTAAGCACGCGCTGGCAGTGGAAGCGTGCGTCACCGCATATGCCCGCAAACTGGGCGAGGACGAAGAGAAATGGTCCGTCACCGCGCTGCTGCACGATTTCGATTGGGAGATTCACCCCGTACTTCCGGACCACCCCACCAAGGGAGAGCTTCTTTTGGCCGAGCGCGGCGTGAGCGATGAAATCCGCCGCGCCATCCTCTCGCATGCCGATTTTACCGGCGTGCCGCGCGAGTCTCCGCTGGAGAAGACGCTCTTCGCGTGCGACGAGCTGGCGGGCTTCATCACCGCGGTCGCTTACGTCAAACCGCACCGCAGCGTTTTCGAAGTGGATGCGCCATCGGTGCGCAAGAAGATGAAGGACAAAGCGTTCGCGCGCTCCGTGAACCGCGAGGATATCCTCAATGGCGCGCGCGAATTGGGTGTGGAACTCGACGAACACATCGCCTTCTGCGTGGGGGCCATGCAGGAACGGGCGGATGCCCTGGGGTTGAAGGGCAGCATTTGAACGCGCCGCGGAGTGCGCTCAAGCTCCCATAAACACGCCGCGTCTGCACCGGGTTGAGAGCGGCAACCCGTAGCCGATCAGGCAGCATTGGTCGAGCGCGAACAGCACCACCGACTCTATCTTCAACCCCTCTGCAATGCGGGACTCTTTCGCCCACGGCGTCTTGTAGTTTCCGATGCCCACCAGGTGCGCGCTGTCTGCCGGCGCAAAGCCCAATTGCCCCGGCAGATCGATTGAAGTAACAGCCGCGTCCAGATCGTAGTCGCCCGTGTAGGTGAAGTTCTCAGTTTTGAAGCAATTCAGGTTCGCTGGAGACCACTGCGCCGGTAAGTTGATCACACTGGTGAGCGGCGCATCGTTTGTGTCCGGAGGATAGAGCACTTCGAACTGCGCATTCGCGTATGTCTGCCGCACGAAGGCCATGATCGCCGCGGTGAACTGACCGATCAGTCCAGGCAGGAAAGCGGATTCCGGCGGGTATGGCGCGGGGTCGTTGCTCGGGTCCGTAAAGACGTGCATGGGCCGGCCGTATTGCGATTGAAACCTGGCCGTAGTGTCGGCATCGTAGAAGGGCATGCCGCCGTTGGCAATCGGGGTCCAATTACCATTGGCCGGATCCGTTGGCGGGCAGAAGTACCACCACTGCACCTCCCCGAACTGCAGATAAGGCTGCACGCCGGCTGCGGCCATTACGTTCGCCATCTCGAGATAGACTTGCTGCCAGTACGCCAAACTCGCCGGTGAGAAATTCGTCTGCAGAGCCGGCGTGTTTACCTGGCATGGGCTGCCGTCCGGATAACACTGAGCGATGCCCGCGGCCGCCGACGGATCTCCATTTCCCAGTTCCATGCTGAACGAAACCGTCACCTCGATGCCGTAACTATTGAGCGCGGTGTAGAAACTCCGGCTCCAGTCGCGCACCGCCCGATTGATTGGCGGCGTGGCGGTCAATTCGGTAAGCCAGTTGCCATCCACGCCACCCGCCAGCGCTCCGCTCGTTTGCGTCTGCAGCGTCGTACTGCCGCCCACATCCACAGAGAGTGTGAGTCCATCGCCGGCGCTACCCATGACGCGTGCGGTGATCGTGAGCACTTCATCGCCGGCCTGCGCCCACACACCCGTGGACCCTTCGTTGATCAGTAGCTCGAACGCCTGCGCCAAGCTTGAGGGCGTGTCGCCGATCAGGTTCAAGTGCGTGAAGACAGTCGGCCCCAGAGAAACTTGGGTCGTCTTTCCAAACTGAGACGCGCCCGAGAACGTGATCGTCCCGTTTGCGTACTGCTGCCCTGCGCAAGTCAGTTCGTAGAACCACAGCGCGCCAGCGTAGTGATTGGCCCTGCCCGCAAATCCTAGCGCTTGGATCAGCCACGCGGTCCGCTCCGGCGCCAGAGCCTGCGAGTGTAGCGTGTCCCAGTCGGTCGCCAGCGTCGTTTGCGGGTCCGTCGGGAAAGTGGGAAGTTCGGTGGTCGGAATCGCAATTTCCAGAAAATCGAAATAGAAAGGATCGCCCGTGCTTCCGGTATGTGTGATCGTAACCGTGTGCTGAGTCCCCCCGGACATAATTCCCAAGTCCCATCGCACCAGGACATCTTCACCCGGAAGCGCCACGCTCAAAATCTGTATGGGATTCCGATCCACTTGAACCGATAGCTGCGCGGCGGTGGGGAATCTTCGCGTCCCCAGGTTAAGCATATGGCTTTGCGGTGATTGGTAGGAGTAACTTACGCTCGCTCCAGTCGTGGTTACATAACTAATCGACCCGCCCGAGTAGTTACCGATGGCTTTTGTCCACTGACCGGTGTAGCCGATTGCAACGTCATCGTCTTCCACCCGCCAGCTTCCCGGGCCCGCCACCTGATAATTGCGGTTCGAACCGTTGACCGTCCAGTTCGATATTGCGACCGCAAACTCGCTCCGCGCAAAATTGCCCGACTGCAGGTCGGCGGCCCACGTCCATCGCATCTTGCGCACTGCATTCATGGGCACGGGCACCGTAGCGCCGGTGTCATCCAGGCCGCTGATCGAAGTAAAGTTCAGGTTAATCTGCCATTGGCTGGGCGACACGCCGCCGCTCAGCAGTTGCCACACCGGCTGCCAACTCTCAGTCGGGGCGGTCGGCGGCGCGCTATAGGCGTTCCCATAAACGCCCATCCGGTTGCCGTTCGCGCCCGTACTACTGTCGGCGAGCGTCAGGGTGATGGCAGAGCCGTTCGCGGACGCGCGCATGGTTTGTGAGAACGTATTGATACTGTTCGCCACCGCTGCCGCGGCCGACTCCAAGGTGTCCCCGCCGTATAGTTGGTAGGTATAATGCTCTTGGTCCCATGCCAGCTCGATATAGTCGCCGCCAGTCGCTGTGCCTTGCAACTCGAAAGTCGCCGATGCCGGCGTATAGCTCCCCGCCACAGGTGTCGCGTTCCCAATCAATGGAATCCTGTAGAGTTGTTCGCCCGTTCCGGGATCGGCCCACACGCGAAGATAGGGCCAGTCCACGGTTGGATACAGCGCCGAATCGATTGGAATGCAGTTAGTGCGGGTCTCCTGGTAGGAAAGCTGCAGCCCGCTCAAATCGCCGTCCGGCAGATTACGGAATAACGGATGCTCGAAGACATTGTCGCGATTCCACTCGACGACAACCCAATCGGACTGCGAGCGCCAGCAGCCTGAAACGGTGAAGCCGCTTGGACTCGTGGCGCTCAGTGCCGCCACTGCCGAGGGCTGATAGAAATAGCACTGCAAGTCTTGGTTGGCAGTGAGTTTCTGAAGCGTGGTCATGCGCTTGGCCGGATGGTCACAATCTCAGGATTACCGTAAGATCCGAGCCGGGGCTCGTTTGTCCCACTGCGGTTATCGCCATGCTGAGCTGCGCCTGTGCCAGTAATGGCATTCCGAAGCCGTCCACACTGGGCGAAACCGTGTCGCCGTCGGGAATTGTGAGAGTGCAGTAGGGTGCTCCATTCTGGCTCAAGGTAATCGTTATGGGACCGCCAACGGGCGCCTGTTTCACGACCGCATACACATCCTGTACCGCATGCGCCGCCTCCACGATCACGTTCGGCGCCGGGTCGCTGTCCACTGCCAGGAATCCCTGCACCTGGAACGAGTACTGTCCGCCGGAGAGCGTGCGCAATCCATAATCCACCGACTGTGTCAGGTTAATAGCGTTCGCCGGGCTGTTGCCTCTCGAATTGGTGACGAACAGTTCCGCGCTGGCCACCTTTGCATTCGGCAGCGAGACTGCATAGCTCCAGTTGCCGCTAAGTGGACTGCCAAAGAAATCCAGGGGGAAAGGAGCTATCGCGACGGTGCTCGCTAACTGATACACGGCGGCTTGTGCGGTATGTTGCGCTGCGGTTGTGCCATGCATGCCGCGTGTCACCTGGTATTGGAGCCCGCCATGTGCCACAGCCACCACTTGCATCACTTCCGCTTCGACTTGTACGAACGACCCCGCCACCGCAGTGCCCGCTGGCGTCTGATTCAGCGCGGTGTCGGTTGCCGCCATCTCCGCGGTTAACGAGTATGGAGTGTTCCCCACCAGTTCGTCCCAGTAGTACAGGGTTAGCGTGCCTGCGGTTACGCTGGTAGTGTTGGTGAGCGTCGGGAAGGAGACCCCGCTCAGTTCGACCGTCCCACTTTCGAGCGGTGATGTGCCCAGCCCAAAGACTGGCTGGGGCGGGGCCGCCATATCCCCTAGCCCTCCGCCGCCTATCGTCCACCGGGTCAGGGTGCACAGTAACGGCGGCCCTTCCAGATTGTTCACGTTTGCGCCTCTGCCCTGTATGTGCAGCGTAACACCCGTCTCGTTCGGAATCTCGAACTGAACCGGGCTGGTCTTGGAGGTGGCCGCAAAATGCCACGCTGCCTCCGCCACCACGAAGAGGGTCGTTGCATCCGGTTGCACGGCCCACGGTTGCGTGAGCGTTAGAGTTGTCGCGGTGTTTGACGCAATCGTGTACTCCTGGTCCGCGCCAGTGCCGCTGAGAGTCCGGACGATCATGCCGGTATAGTTGGCGCCGCCCATTGCAGCGGTGCTGTTTCCAACCGTATTGGCGGTCGCAATGGTCGCTGCGTAGGGGGGCTGCAGTTCCGTCCGCCAATAAAAGTTCGCGTGATCGAAATTCGGATCGGGCGGCACCCAAACCTGGGCCGGCAGGCCCGTGTCGGTGAAGCTGGTGCTCAGCGCCTGGCTGGAAGCGATCCGGCCCAGTTGTTGTGGATTCGGTCCACGGTATACATTGAAACTCACCGTCTTAGCGTCAAAACTTAGTCCCGTTAACGTCACGCTGTTCGTGTTCGATCCCGGCGATATGCTGGCAAGTATCACGAACGATAGAGCGCTTTCGTTTCCCGCCGAATCCAGCGCGCTCACTGCGTAGTACAGTGTTTGGTTACCCGCCAGCGTGCCTCCTGCCCCGATTGTGGCCGCAAGGCTAACCAGCGGTATACCCGGCCCGCCGGTGACAATCGTTGATGGCACCACAAAGCCCACTGTAAGCTGTTCGTCAACACCGCCGTCGCTGGAGTTGCTGGAACTCTCGGTGATCTGGTATTCAGGATTGCCGCTGGAATCGATTATGTTGCCAAGTAACGGACGCGGCACGTTTACGCCGGAACTCGGCTGAAGGGACGTGCCGGTGTCTCCCGATATCTGGCCATTTGTATCTTCGTACCATTCGTCATCCTGAATCTGCGCCGTGATTGTAGTGATCCTGTAATTCGCGCCCGGCGCGATCTTGGTTATGCGAAAGGGCTGCCGTTCAAACCCTTCCTTGAGGTAGGTGACGGTGATGATGTCGCCAGGCCGCAGGCCCAGCGCCTTTACACTTGTATCGAATGTAATGTAGGTGTTCCCGCTGACCGCTTTGTCCAGCGTGAACTGAGAGATGCGCGCAGCCTGATCGTAGTTCGGAATCCCCAACGCCATGAGCGTGGTAGTAATTACCTGGCCCGTAAGCTGGACATCTTCCACGTCGACCGTGAGCAGGCTGTCCTGCTGGTACCCGTTGAACGCATCTTGAAACTCCACGGTCACCTGGTTCGGTGTATCCGCGATGCTCCGGGATGACATTTGCACGCTCGGTCCCCCGTTGGCCTTGCGCAGAATATTCGCGGTACCCGTCGATCCGTCGTTGAATTCATATGCCGGCCAGCCGCCATTCAGCGGCTCCGTGCTGTTGGTCCACGCCTGCTGCGCCGGTTGCTGTAGCGCAATGGAGTTCTCCACTTGCAACTGCAGCAGCCCGCCTACGCTGTACGTGAATAACAGCCGGGAGCCGTTCCGGATGCCGCGGATCGTGTCTGCGGCATTGCGCCGCGATTGCAAACAAAGATTGCACTGAAAGCGCGGGATCATGATGCTGTTCCCGTTCAGATCCTGTGTCTGGATCTGCTGATCGCAATAGGCTGCGGCCGCTGCGAAGGTTGTGAGATCGATATTCTCGGTCCCCCAGCCGCTGCGATGCAGAATATCCAACAGAATCCATGCTGGATTGGCGGTGAACTGCGTGTTCTGGTAACTGCCATCCGCGCCATAAGTCGGTAGCTGCAAGCCATCCGCCAAGACTTGCACGGTGGGCAGTGACTGGCCGTTGTTAATCTGATTCGGCACGACAACTGAAAGATAGGCCATGCTGCCGTACGGATCGCCCGCCGGGTTTCCGGCTGCGTCCTTGAAATTGGGATCGAAAGCGCCGTTCCGCCCGCCCAAGCTGATCACGTTGTACCAACCCGTCGATGTCATGTTCTGGCCGGTTTGCCCCACGGGAATCGCGATTTGGTTTACCAGCACCATTTGCACGTCCTGGATTGGGCCCATCCCCAGCAGCACTTCCATGTACGTCAGGTTTCCGTCATTCCGGGAAAATACGATGGGAGGGTAATACCAGGCGGTGCCGTATAACAACGGGACAAAGTCGTTATAGATTGCGAGATTGTCGTCCACGGCCGCGTACTGCCACGGGCCGCCGTAACTGCGCACCTGAATCGATGACGGCACAAATTCGAGGCCGCCGAACCGCATCGGGCCGGAAAACATCCCGCGGGCTTCGCAATCGAGGCGCGTGTACGCGCACGAAGCGTAGGGTACGCCTCCCACCATGGCGCCTACGCCACCGGTCTGATCGGGCGAATATCCGCAAGGGTAGAACAATGAGTATTGCCCGCTGCTGCCCCCGCTCAGCGCCTCCTGCCTCTGCTGCGCGGTAGATGGAAACAGCCAGGGACAACGCCGTTGGATCCGGACCGGCGGCAACAGCACATTCTGCATGCTCATCCAGTTCACGGCCGAGAGCTGGAACAGCGATTCGGTGCTCTGGTCGGGCGGGTTGACAATGCCCTGAAATAACACAGCGGCGTTCGATGTTGGGGCGGCTTCGAGCAGGTTGTAAAACAAAAACGTCACCGTCAACGTGGCGCCCTTCCATCCTACCGATCGTTCCAGTTCCGAGAAGTAAGAATCGGCGTTGGCCATCGACAGCGAAACGCGTGGAATCGCGTCCACTCCCTGATCCGACGACGTTTGCACCGCGAACACGTTGTGCTTCATCACTCGCGGCGCGTACGTGTTGCCGTTATAAGTCACCTGGTGCGTGCTCCAGTACTCCGTCTGCCCGTTCTGTAAGACGCACTGAAACAGCAGCAGCGGAGTGTCGGTCACCGCCAGCTCTTTCAGATCATAGATACTCAACATTGACGATATCCACTTCGCAGGAATAACGGCTTGGGCCTACTGTTGTAAACGTCAGCGTGTCATCCTGAAAACGCGCATTTGGGTACACGCCGCCCGTCTCGAACGTTTGTTTGTAAAGCGAGGCGGCAATCTGCGCCTCAACCTGAATCCCGAAAATGTCCACCGTAGTGTTCGGATCCAACGCGATGCCGAAGCTGATGGAATCGGCGGTGTCTTGTAGCTGCCCGAAGGAGATCAGCCGCGTCCACTGGGGGCTGATCGCCCGGGCCTCCGTCGCCGAGCCGCGCACCAGCCACACCTGCGGGCTCTGATCGCTGCGCGCATATAGGCTGAGGCAGTAGTCCAGGGACGCAGGCGCGTTGATCGATTGCTGTAATGTCAACGTGGCGGCTGTCGGGTTGCTGACCTGATAAGCAGACGTGCCTCCCATCGGATCCGCCACGCCGCCTGTCAAAGTTAGTAATGGGTCCGCTTGCCATACGGCCTGATTCTGCTGCTCACTCCACGCCAGCAGATTATCGACGGGATCCAGGAAAGTGAACGGCGTCAGCCGTCCACCGACGGCCTGAAAAAGCGCTTCCAAGGCCGCCAGTTCCTCGTCGCTCATCTCCTCGAAGGATAAGTGCCAGCTCGTGATCGCCGCTCCGGGATCGGCCAGCTTGACCTGGTATCCCTGGCAGCTCTGATTTACGACGGTCCTCGCCGAGCGTTGCCTTGTAATCGGAAACTGGCCGGTCGCGCCCGATGAGAGTTGTGGGAAGTAAAACATCTTAGGTCCTGTTTTCACTGACGATCAGCTTAGTTTTGCCTCGCATCTCACCCCTTAGTTGAAAACCGAATGTATCCGCGGCCAGGCTGCAGTTCGGATAGACCGTTCCGTCCCATGGATCGGTGAAGGAAAAACTGCCGAATCTGCCCTGGTTCGATACGAAGAACCGGTCAAACGCGGCAAGCTCGGATTCGTCCAACAAGTCGAGTTGGATTGTCCACTGATGTAGTACCGAAGGGTTGTCTCGAAATCGCTGCTCGGTGCCGTCCAGAAAACGGATCGCGTCGGTATTGAATTGCAGTGTCCTTTTCGCCGGATATTGCATCACGGCGCCGGTTTTTAGCGTCGGAAACATGGCTGTCAGAGGCTCGTTATGACGTCATTGATGGAGTTCATGTTCAGCATCGCCTGCCGAACCGCTTGGGCGATATCGTCGCTGTGATCGAGAAACGACTGACTGTCCATGGCTTGTACCTGAACGGTAATCTGTTGACCCGCGTTCGACCCACTGCTTCCGGCCGAGCGGGGCAGACCGTTCTCACCCCAAACTACGTCTTGGTTGTTGGTGGTGGACTCCAGGTTCAGAGAAGGGGGGAGCGAGAACGGCACTAGGGGTGCAGGTTGTTGAGACTGTCCCCCGCCAAACAAGCTGGAAAACAGCGACACCAGCGGCATGAGACTAAGCCCGCCCCCCAGAACACTGCTCGCCGTGCCGAGCACATCCGATACGCTCCCGCCGCTGCCGCTGGAGCTCTTTGCTTGACTGCTTTGTGCCAGCGCGTCGGTGTTAGCCGCGGTTGCCTGCGTCTGGCTATCGATCACTTGGGTGGCTTGCCCCAGCGCGTCGATTAGGCCCTGGTCGGTGGTTGCCGATTGACCGCCCGCCGGGCTGCCCGCCGCTTGGTTGAAGGCGGTTAGCAGTGTCTGTTGCGACGTACTAGACATTTCTCCTCCTTGGCGCAGGGCCGCTGATCTGGCCTTCAGTGCTGGGGCCGCCGTTCATTTCTGTCAACTCGTGCTCTAAAATTAGAAAAGCTTCCACCTCCCGTGCCCCCAGGCCATCGATTCCTTTTTGCCCTAACTTACGCCGCACCAGATACTCCTCGAGCCATGCCGTGCTTTGCGCTGTGACAAACGACGTCGGACAGACGGTAGTCGCTGCACTGTTTCGCGCCCACACTATGCGTTCGGGCGTCTCCAGCGCCCGCGGCATCCAACCGCACCTGCGCTTTATCTCCAGGCCGGCTTTACGGCAGGTCGCGCACTCCCAGCCGGCCTGGTTTGAGAATTGAAAATGAAGTGCGACAATCAGTTTTTTCTTTCGGCTTCCGCGAGGCCGCACTGCTGCTTGACGGCCCCCAGAGCTTCTCGGAACAACTCCTCAGGTCCGCTCGCGGCCAATGACTCCGGAGTCGCGGGCAGCCCGTCCAACTCGAGACCTGTCACTTCCTTCAAGCCCCAGAGCAGATAGATCCGGTCGATTTCCGACGCCAGCAGTGCGGCTTCCATCTTTTCGTTGGGAGTGTCGCCCGCCTCGGCAAACTCCTTCCGCGCCGCCAACTCCCGGATGCGCCGCGTCAGCTCCACCCGGCGCCCAAATGACATCTTGGCGACCGTATAACTGACCCCGTGCGCCACGGTAGAGTCTATGGTTTCAAAACTCGTATATTCCATCCCAGCCACCCTTGGAGGGCGGGCAATCTTGCCCGCAGCCGCCTTTTAGACGGCTCCCTTGAGATAGTAATGCTATCCGAACGCCATCACGATCTCGTTGTCTGCCGTCCCCTGCGCTTTCGATCCCTGGAATTTCCATTGCAGCCTGTTATCGATGTCGTCGAACTCGGGCACTACCGGCACTACGCTCATCATATAGACGCCCACGACCTGGCCGGTTTGTTGCCCAAGCTGAAACATGACGCTTACTGGCGACTGCTGCCGTGCCGCTTGGTACAGCCCTTGTGTCGCCGCATCGTCCATCTCATACAGGCTGAAGGCCGCTGTCACGGACCGCGGCCCTGGCGCAATAGCTTGCGGCAGATTAGTGCCAAATTCCTTGCACCGCGTGTCCAGGCCGTTGTCCAGTTGAAATGTCCCGCTCGTGATGGTGTAGAACTGGCTGGGTGAGTTGCCCAGCCACGCCTCTCCCATATTCCCCGGCACTATAGAGTAGTCGAAGGCTCCTATGGCCGGCTCCACGGGGAAGTTGCTTAGTTGTCCCATTCCTGCCGCGAAACTGGAGCTGTCGATCAGGTCTTGCGCCATTCCTTCAAACTCAAACTGGTGAAAATCGCCATTCACTGTTACAGTCATCCGGTTTACCGCGGCCCCGCAAAGAATCCGCTGGAGTGCGGTGCTGGGATCCCAATAATCGAAAATGCTGACGCTTGGCAATTCTGTCGCTGGAAAGTAAGAAATGCTTGGCGCGATCTCGGTTCCCGCGGCCGGGACGCTGGAGAATGGGGCGTTCACCTGCACGGCGGTCGGGCTCACGATCGCCGTGACAAACCGGATCTCGCCGTTGCATGAAACACCTTGGCCCGCTACCAGGCCGTGTGGCGCCGCGAAAACCAGCGACGTACGGCTCGAACCCGCCGCGGTCGCCCCTCCCGCGTACATCGCCGGAGCCGCGCCCATGCTGGCCTGGAAAAGCGGGCCATAAGATGGACCCGAGCTCTGCCCCCCCCAGCTCGTCATATAGGTTGTCAAGTCGAAACTGGTTGTGCGCCGCAGCCCCGCGGGTATTCCTACGAACGTCCGGCTGCCCGTCTTGTCCCGCCGGTCGGCCTTCTCCAACTGGTTCTTGGCCGTCAACTTCACCGCCGGAAACCGGTTCTGCGCCGCGATCGCCGGCGTCTGTCCGTAGCTGCTTTCCAATCCCGTGTAGAAACGGTTGGCATTGGATGAAATGTACGATGCCATAGCTTTAGTCGCTCACTCCTACGTCGAAGGTGACCTTTCCTACCTGGATGAAGTTTTTTCCGCCATGCCTTACAGGACCCAGGGCCGCTTCGTAGCAGCCGGCGTAGTACATTCCTTCACCCCAGTCGCCACGATTTTGATCCAGCACTTGGGTCACAGCGTCGACATACGTTTGAAGTTGACTCTCGATCCCTTGTAGTTTGTCCTGTGAAACCCGAACCTCGATCGTCATCATGGCTTTTCCGGAAAAGTTCCGGAACTTTTCCTTGAGCTGGTTCACGATCTTCTCGCAATACACGCTGACCGCCGGATACTGCACATCGGTCGTGCGCTCCGCCAGTTCAACCGCCACGTTCTGCGCCAGAATCTGATTCTGTGCAACCGGCGGCAGAGTCGCGTTCTCGGCCTGAGCCAGCGTCGATACGCAGGCGTTCAGTCCCTGCGGTGCGCTAAGCAGCGCGACTACTTGTGCGGTGACCGTGCTGCCTACCCATGCCATTTGCTAACCCCTCTGTATAATTCGCGGCAGAGCGCGCAGATAGTCTGGCGCCTGCCCGCTGCCCGGCCCTTGCCCCAGGGTGGATATTGGCCCGGCCTGCACCCAGACTTGGTCCAGCGCCAGCGGCGACGTATTCTGGAGTGCCATGGCCGTGGGCGACAGGCCCACGTACACGTTCCAAGCCGTTGCATTGGCCGGTTGATTGACCGGCTGGGCCACTAGGACATTCCCTGCGGCCACGTCTAGAGTGCTCGGATTACTGGCCTGCCCTTCCTCGTTCTCCCCGTTCAGCCAGGACACACTCGCACAGTAGGTCGTTGCCGGTTGGCCGCCGGCAATGGACGTCAGTTGCGGCGGAACTGCCTGCGGGATCGGGTTCGACACGATGCCGACCCCGGTCTGAATCAGCTTATCCATGGCCCATTTCGCCAGTTGCAGGAATTGGTCCCGCTTGCCCTTGTAACGGTCGTTCAGTTGATTGAAGTAGGCATCCTGATAGACGAGCATCAGGGTTTGGTACACGTGCCAAAGCTGCAGCGGCGGCGTCACCACGATGTTGTTCAACTCTAGGTCCGGTTGCAGCCAGAACTGCCAATCGCAGGGGTTGCTCCGCTGCAGCAGCGTCGTCAGTTCGATCCCGAGTTCTTGTTGTGCCAGCGTCAGTTTCGTGCTGAGATCGATGTTCTCCGTCTGCGCCGCAGTTAGCACGGAGGAGTCCTGGACCATGAGATCCTGGATCGTCGATATGCCGTCGGTGAATAGCGCCATCGTCCTGGCCGCCTACTCTTTCCCCGGCTGTGCGCCCTTCAGCTTGCGTAGCTCATTGGGCGAGATGATGGTGAATTGCATCCGCGATGCTGCGGCGAGTTGATCCGCTTGCCGCTTCGCCTCCGCCTTTTGTTCTTGGAACTCACGCGTTTCCTCGGCCGTCGCCAGCCGCGCGCCGCCCTCCACGATCATCCTCGCCGCGATTCGCCGTGGAGCCTCCGTGCGGACTCCTTGACGTCCGCCATCCGGAGTCTCGAGGCTGACCAGCACCACCGAAGGGTCTTTTAGGCTTTCCTCCGTCGCCCGAATCTTTTTGTAATAAACTTGTAAGTCCATGGTTGTCTCTCGTGGGGCCGGGCGCACCCCGGCCCCTTTTGTCTGTTATTCGCCTGACTTGCGCCGCTGGTGTCCCCTACGAGTTCACCTGAACGCCAAAGTTGTTGCGGATCACCGCGCAACCGTACAGCACGTCCACCGTGAACTGCTGAGCCAATGTATTCGGCTGGTAGCTCATCACTACCCGCATGCCGAAGTTCCCCATCTCCGCGTAGTGCGCCACCGCGCCCGTGCCGTACAGCGGCTGCGGCAGTCTGCGGATGACCAGGCCAATCGCGGGCTTGGTGAAAGCGATGTTGTGGGTCGTTATGGGCGAGCTGCCGGTTAAGGAAATGAACTGCGACCGCATCACGAAGAAGTCCTTGATCTTTCCCACCGTGCCGTCGATCAACGCCCGCAAGCCCGCCTCGCCGGCGGTCTGGAATTCGCTGAAGCGCTCGATTTGTCGCAATGCGGAATATGTCGCGGCGTCCACAACCAGGAATTTCGGCTCGGATGACGGCACTTTCGCCGTGAATAGTGCGCTCTCCGCCTGATCGATCACCGCTTCCACCAGCGGCGTCCCCGGCGTGCCCACCGGCGTGTTGGCCGTAAACTCTGCATACAGGTTTAGCAGGCTTGTCTCGATGCTTTCGGCTATGGCTACCACCGCCGGCTGCATGTAGACCTGCAGTAAGTCCGGAACAGCCAGCACCTTGGTCACGTCCGGAATTTGAAAGGTAGCTTCGGCGTGTGTGTTCAACACAATCTGCGCATTCCCCAGATTCGGGTTCTGCGGTTGCACCGATCCGCCTTCGGCTATGTTGTTGGCTACCAGCACTGGAGGAATCGGAATGTTCACCGTATCCCCAGCCTGCGCCAAAACGGGTTCGTAGTCGCGGTTGACCAGGTTACCCATGATTAGGTTCCCGACCAAGGCGGGCAAAGCGTCTGCCGCCACCAGCTTCACGATCGCGCTGGCCACATTAGCTGATGTAATTATCCCCATTCATTCTCCTAAGTTGAGCAGGCTTTTGTGCCTGTTCCTTTTTGAAATCAGGCATTCCGCCTGTTGTATTACTAAACTTGAAAATCCTTGCCAACCGCAAAACTTTCAAGTTCGGCGATCGCCTATCGGCGGTCGGCTTTCCACTCCCGGCGAGCGCGAAGACTGGAGATTGCGCAGAACTCGGGCTGAAAGCTGGCGCCTGAAAGCTGAGTGCTTGCGGCGAAGGCGCACCGTGCCTATATGCCGCGCAGGTTCTGCGAAGCAACGCGCAGAATCTCCTTCCGCACTCTTTCCATCTGTTCGGAGCTCATTCCCGGCCGGATCCCCTCTATGTCTACGCTCTCGGTGCTTTCCCGGGGCGCCTTATGCACGGCCGTAATTCCAGATCCTCCGGATATCCGCGCCGGCAGAAACTCCGGATTCTCGCTCACGAAATTGCTCAGATACTCCTTAAGTGGCACTTCGCCTTCATCGCTGTGCGCCAGCAACCGGCCGTCCTCCGTGCGGAATACGCCGTCGTGAACCGCTTTGTATGCCAGGTCGACCTTCGCCACACCCAGCCGTTGCAACTCCGCCCGGATGGCCGCGCCTCTCTCTGCCTGCTCCGCCGCCTGCCGGCTGCGCTTGCTTTCTTCTTCCACTTCGTTCAGCCGCCGCTCCAGTTGCTCGCGGCGCTTGCGTTCCTCTACAAGTTCCGTCTTGTAGGCCGGTTCGCTCTTGGCCTGCTGCTCTTGGAGAAACTCCTGAATTGCCTGTTTCACAATCGCTTGTACGTCTGTGTCGTCCATAACCACCTCTTTTCCCAAGCCGCGCTCTAGAAGAAGTTCAGTTCTGTGCCTCAATCTCCTGCGCAATCTGCGTCTTGATCTCCTGCCGCACATCCGATAGAAACTTGAACGCCAGTTTCTTGAAGACCTGTTTTTTCAGCGTCTCGGATTCGATTCCTAAAGTAAGCAGCTTTCGAGCGTCGTCTAACTCATTGCTGAAATCGGCGATGTCGAACTCATCCAGCCCTGAAACGTCGATCGAAATGTTGTCCTGGCGCGCCGCCGCGATGGCCCGTAGGACTTGCTTCATCGTTTCCTTCACCGCGTCGCCGTACGCCCGCAGCACTTCTTGCGTGATGCTGAAATCCCTCTGCTTGCTGGCGCCCGACTGGTGCTGGCTCGATGAATCCGACCCGGCTGCGTGCGTAATCAGATAGCACACCCGGTAAATCTCGTCTTTGAGCTGGATGAGATTGTCTGCGGCGATTTGATAAACCTTGCCCTCCGGCTCGGTCCACCCGAATCGGTCTCCTGGAGCCAGTTGGATAAAATAGGAGTCGCCCACGATCTGGTTCCATTCGCGCTCGGAGTAGATAACCGGGGAGGCGAATAGACCCATCGTCAGCGCCCACGAAAGCGCGTTCGACTTATTGAAGTGTTCCAGTTGCAGTAGGGCCGCTTTGTTCATTAGCCAGAGTCCTTCGGTCACCCGCAATGGAAACATCGGCACCCGGTTCTGGCCGGCCAGGCCGTGGAGTCCTTCATCCACCAGCCGCACTTCCTTGTCCTTCAGTCGCTGATAGACTTGATAATGCTGCCGGTCGTAGTAGATCCAGCGGGTCTCGCGGGCCCAGTCGCTGTCGGTGATCTGGGATTTGCGCAGCGACGAGGTCCGGATCACCGCCCAGTCTAGCCCTCCGCGCTCGTCGTAGCTCCAGTTGATAAGTTCCTCGGGCGAGTAATCCACTAGATAAGCCCGCGAGCGTCCGACGGCGTCCTCTTCCGCGCGGTTATTGACCGAAACAGGCGATCGCGGAAAATCCACGACAATGTAACTCCGCCCCTGTACTAGCGTTTGCACGATTTGCTGGCGGAAGAACTCCGCTATGGAGGTGCCCTTGAGGTCGCAATCCTCCGCGAATAGGTTGTAGAAGCCCTTTGCCGCTTCGTCGTTGCCGTCGAACAGCAAAGCTGGCTCGCGCCGCATCAGAGTCGCCGCGTACCAGTCGATAATCGAGCCGATGTAGTTCTCGTAGAACACTCGGCTCAGGCGCTCGGCATAGATATCATTGGGCTCCTTGTGCCGCCTGATCAGATACTCGAAGGCGTTCTCCCGCATCTGTTCGCCGCCGGCGTATAGATCCCTGTACTTCCTCCACATCGCCTTCCTGGCGGCATACTCGGGATGCTCTCGATCGATGTTCACCATCTGCTCCTCAAATCAGCCGCTCCTGGTGTTCGCCGATCGCCGGCTGCGGTCTGCATTCCTGCCACAACAGGTAACCTAGGGCGTCCGAAAGATGCGTTCTGCGGCGATCCTTTTCCTTGTCGACTGCGTTGCTGTCCGCTTTGTACGACACCTGCTCGAAATCCTTGATCAACTCCTTGCACTTGAGGTCCACCAGCAGCCGTATCTCGCCGCTCGCCGCTCGGAGTTTCGCGTTAGTCAGCATGATCCGCTCCCGCACACTCGGGTTGGCTTTGGGAACCTTATACGTCACCCGTGTGCCGTAGCTCATCCGGAAATATTCCCGCACGATCTGGTAATCCGAGGCGCCCGTTGTGTGCTGGCTGTTCCCCGATGCGTCGCCATATATCACAACCCCGCTCCTGTGACTGGGAAACCGCTTCTCAAACGCCTCGCAAGCTTCATGCGT